CACTAGACCATCAGATTATATACGGTAAGATGCGTGTTGGTGGAGCTGTAGTATACGACGAGTCTACAGGAACTAACAATAAATTCTTTCACCGTATTATTGCTGTAGCTGGACATGAAGTTGAGTCCTTTGATAAGATATACATTAATGATGAAGTCGTTACCTTAGACAGTAGCGGTAATGTAACTGCCCCAGCGAAGTACGTTAAGACTACCACTACTAGGGAGAGACTTGAAACCCCTAGTGGTGAAAAATACTGGAACGTACAATCTACTACACAACACCTAGTCAGGTTTAAATTTCATAACGGATCTACCACTCAACCAGCAGATACTGATCTTGTAACAGAGTCTTCTAAGTGGACAAGTGAACACAAGCTGTCAGGCATAGCCTATATGTATGTGCGTCTTCAGCATGACGCTGATGCCTTCCCTAATGGTATACCCACTATTACAGCAGAAGTTAAGGGCAAAAAGGTTTATAATCCCGCTACCTCTACGATTGCATGGTCAAATAACCCAGCCTTGTGCCTACGTGACTACTTGACATCAAGCTACGGTCTTAAGGAAGAGGATGCTAACATTGATGACACTCTTGTAAATAGTGCTGTTACTGTGTGTGATACTCTTGTAGGTAGTCCTGCAGCTAAGAGATATACTTGTAATGGCGCTTTTACTACTGCACTAACACCTTATGATTTGTTAAATGATCTCTTAACTTGTATGGGCGGATCTTTGTGGTATGCTCAAGGTAAGTGGCGTATGAAACCTGCTTACTGGACAAACACAGTTATGGACTTAGATGAGGATGATTTTCGTTCTAGTATAGATGTAAGTACTCGTCACTCTCGTAGAGATAACTTTAATACTGTAAAAGGTACTTTCAGAGGTGAAGAGTCTAACTTTCAGGTTACGGACTACCCTCAAGTTACTAACTCAGCCTTCGTTAGTGCAGATGGTGGGCAGGAGTCTGTTGCTGACTTAGACTTACCCTTTACTGATAACAGTATTCAGGCTAGGCGTATTGCTAGAATTAGCTTAGAGAGCAACCGACAACAACTTACTATTAACGCAGCCTTTGGCCTTAGAACTTTAGGACTACAGGTTGGTGACAATGTAAGGATCACTAACACTAGATTTGGTTGGACTAATAAAGAGTTTCAAGTATTAGCTTGGTCTTTTGGCCTTACAGATGGCCTTGACATACAAGTAAACATGACCCTAAGAGAGACTGCTGAGTCTGTATATGATGAGGTAGACGATGGTGTAGTCTACGAAAGAGATAACACTACTTTACTTTCCCCCTTTGAAGTTCCTAGCCTTGGTATAAATATTAGCACTGAACTAAGGAGGGTAAAGGGTAAGACTATTAGTGTTCTTTTGCTTGATATTACCAACACAGAAAATACCTTAGATACAGCAGAGGTGCAGATTAGAAAGTCATTAGTTGAGTTTAATGAACCTGACTTTACTTCCGTAGCAACTATGGGTCCATTTATAGGAACAGAAAGGGTTGAGATAGTTGCCATAGAAGAAACCCTTTACGATATAAGGGCTAGGGCTACTAACACTCTGGGTGTTACTGGTGAGTTTAATACTATAAGTAACTATTCTGTAGAAGCCTTGGGTGCTCCACCAGCAGACGTAACTAACTTTGATGGTAACGTAGTCGGTAGTAGCCTACTCTTAAGTTGGACACCAGTTACCGATCTAGACTTAGCTCACTATATAATAAGATACTCTCCTTTAACTAGTGGGGCAGTATACTCAGAAGCAGAAGATGTAGCAGAGGTACAGGTAGGTAGTAGTACAGTTTCCCTGCAAAACGCTGGTGTAGGTACATATTTTATTAAGGCTGTAGACGACACAACAAGTGGGTCTAACACCTCTGTAAACCCCGCTGTGTTTGTCGTTACTTCTGTCGGTATTAGTGATCTTAATGTTGTAGCTACACTTACAGAAAACCCGTCCTTTTCTGGTGTTAAGTCTAATGTGACGGTTAATGATGACAACAGTTTAGAGTTAAGTGAAGACAGAATAAACTTTGATTCTGCGACAGGGTTGTTTGATGATGCGTCAGGGTTGTTTGATGGTACTTTCTCTGGTTACAACCTTTCTGGCATATACTACTTTAACAACCACCTTGACTTAGGACAGAAATATACAAGCCGTTTAAACTTTTCCTTTACCAGCACAAGATTTGATAGAACAGACCTATTTGATTCTGCTACAGGTAACTTTGATGATAGAGAAGGCGTGTTTGATAGTGATGCCACCGCCTTTAGTGATACTACAGTTTCTATGCAGCTAAGGCATACAAATGATGATCCTACTGGAACACCTACTTGGACAGATTGGCAATCCTTCTCTGTGTCTGATATAACAGCTAGGGCTTTTGAGTTTAGGCTATTACTATCTTCTACAGACACTAATGTAACCCCTGTAGTAAGTGCATTGTCGGTAACAGCAGATATGCAAGATAGGGTAGTTTCGGGTAGTGATATAACCTTCACAGGGACAACTAATGTAACTTTTGATGATGCCTTTTCAGCTACACCAGCTATAGGACTTTCCCTAGCTAACTTAGCTAATGGGGATAGGTATACAATAACAAACAAGACCCGAACTGGGTTCACTATTAACACTTTTACTGGGGGATCGACAAGTACCAATAGTGTGACCCTAGACTATGTAGCTAAAGGCTACGGAAAGGAAATAACGTAATGTCGCAACACGACTTTAACATTGCTAACCAGAGTTTTCCTGCTACTAGGACAGACTTAAACAACGCTCTGGCAGCACTAGCATCTAATTCCTCTGGTGATGCAGAACCTTCTACTACTTATGCTAATCAGTGGTGGTATGAGACTGACACTAACATTCTTAAGATTAGAAATGAGGCTAATAATGGTTGGGTAAATGTACTTACCCTTGACACTAGTGTCACTACAACAGCTACAGAGCTAAATCAACTTTCGGGTAAGGTAGCAAAGACTGCGGGTAAAGAAAGTATATGGGTTCCTGCGTCTGCAATGTATCCCTCAACTACAAACCCCTGTTCTAACCTTACACAAGTAGAGACAACCGCCCTTCGGCCTGATTTAAAAGTACTAGACTTTGCTGACAGTGCTGATGACCATGCTCAATTTAGTATAGCCTTCCCTAAATCTTGGAATGAAGGCACAGTAACATTTCAAGTTTTCTGGACACCTAGTACAACTAACACAGGGAACTGTCTTTGGTCTTTGCAGGGCGTGTCTGTTGCCGATGATGCCACTATAGATGTAGCTTTTGGTACAGCCGTAACAGTTACGGATGCAGGTATAGGTGCTGTGGAAGACCAGCAAGTTTCCCCTGAAAGTGGTGCAGTGACTATCACAAACGCTGCTGTAGATACTCAAACTTACTTTCAAATATTTAGAGATGCAAATGCTGGTGGAGATACCTATACAGGGGTGGGAAGGTTACTTGGTATAAAACTATTCTTTACAACAGATGCAGCAAACGACGGATAGGAATTTAGCATGAGTTTTGGCTATCAGGTACTGGGGTTTGGCGTAGGTAGTGCCATTGCTGCTGCCTTTGAGTTTACTGTCTCTTCAAACATCAGCAATGCTAACATACGGACACTAGCAGACGCTGCTGGATATAGTGGCTCTGGCCCAATTACTATGACTGTGAATAGTGGTGTTTATGTCTATTCAACAAATATTGGCTATCCTGCGCTTACAATTGCAGAAGACGATGCCACTGTAATTAATAACGGTAAGATTCTTGGAAAAGGCGGTACGCCGGGAAAAGAGGCAATATATATATCCTCTTCTGGCGTGACAATAACTAACGCATCGGGTGCCTTTATAGCTGGCGGCGGCGGCACGGGATCATCAACTAACATGGTTCACGGCATTGGTGGGGGCGGTGGAGGTGCAGGAGGAGGAGGTACGCCCGGAGTTGCTGGTGCTAACGGAAGTACAAGTGGTAACTCTCAGGTGACGGCAGCTGGATTTGGTGGTGGCTCTGGCGGCGGAGGTGGACAAGGTGGACGTGAAAGTGGTGACAACGGTAACGGTTTTGGCGGTCTAGGTGGAATGATTGTTCCGGGAACTGGCGGTGCAGGTGGTGGACAAGGCGGAGCAGGTGGCTCGGCTGGTGGTGCTGGTACTAATGGGTTTTCGGGTGGAGCAACTGCCGGCGGCGGTGGCGGTGGCGGCTGGGGAGCGCAAGGGGGTACTGGCGCATTTAATTCTGCTGGGGGTGCTGGTGGAGCAGCTATCAACGCTACAGGCTCTTACACCTTGTCAAACTCAGGCACACTATACGGGAGTAGCTAATGTCAACTAAATGGTATTATTTTGCAGAAACATTTTCTACGCAAGAAGATGCAAATCAAAAAGTTTTAGATGTAAAACAAAGGTTAGATAACAACCCAACTGATTGGGCAATTGTAAAGCAACTGGACGGCAGTGATGAATTGGGTTGGGTAATTCCTAAAACAGTATTAACAGACACAGAAATTAATAGTTTAAATGCTAATTATTTCTACAGCATTAGCTCTGTTGTTGGTAGTGGTACTTTTATAGGCCTCTCTTCTTCTGAAACCCAAGCAAAAGTACTAGAGTACCGAAAAGAATACTGTGATTACTATCAGGTCAACACTATAAAACAATTTACAGAAGTAGACGGTGTGATAACAGAAACAACTGAGTATGCACCAACTAACGTGGATATGTCAAGTTACATAACCCACTAACCATCTTAAGGAGCAACCAATGGGATACAAACTAGGACTACGAAGTAGGCAGAACCTGTCTGGGGTACATCCCGACATGGTTGCTGTTGTTAAAAGAGCATTAGAGATTAGTGAAAAGGACTTTAGTGTAACTGAGGGTGTTCGTAATATTGAACGTCAGCGTATGCTTAAGAGGACTGGTAAGTCAACTACACTCAAGTCTCGTCACCTGACAGGTCATGCAGTGGATGTTGTCCCTTATCCTGTGTCGTGGGAGTGGGACGAGTTTTACCCTATTGGTGATGCTATGAAGAAGGCAGCGGAGGAACTAGACATTAAGATTGTATGGGGTGGTGATTGGAAGAAGTTCCCTGATGGTCCACACTTCCAGCTAGACTGGAAAGCCTACCCCTGTGACTAGGGGGGAGGAAGACTGCTTTGTAATGGGTAAAAATATATCGGCAACATTACTGTTTGCCTTGGTTCTTCAAGCGGCAATGATAGTTTGGAGCATCTCTCAAATGAGGGCAGACGTAGATGCTAACTACGCCTCTATAATTAGAATAAGTGGTGATGTAAAATCTGTTGAAGCATCGTCTAATATGCAAGCTGTGCAACTAGGTAAGATCGAAGAGAACATAAAGGGAATTAAAGAATCCCTTGAAAGGATGCTTGAGGTCATGGAGAAAGACTAATGCTAGACCCCATAACGGCTATATCAGCCTGTACTACTGCATTTACAATGACTAAGAAGTTGGTGCAACATGGCAGAGAAATAGAGGACGTTATGGGGCAGCTAGGGGAGTGGTTTGGAGCCGCCTCTGATCTTCATAAAGCTGAACAACAAAGAAAGTCTCCTTCCACTATACAGAAGCTAACTGCTGGCGATAGTATAGAAAAAGAAGCCTTCGACATAATAGTACACAAGAAAAAACTAGCGGCTCAACAGAAAGAGTTGATGTTTTTATTGAACATGAGATTTGGTCCTAATACTTGGGATGAAATGATTAAGCTAAGAAGGCAAATTAGAAAGGAAAGAGAAGAGACTGTCTACAGGGCTATGGAAGCTAAGAAGGAGATGATCAATAACTTAGGCCTGTTTGCCTTATCTGTTGGTATATTAGTTGTTGTATTTGGCGGTGTATACTTAATTGGTATGGGTACTGGTACGTGGTAAAAATATTATTGCTAAACCTCTTAATTTCCACTGTAGGGGTGTTACTCTTAATTTCCACTGTAGGGGGAGTACAGGCTAAAGAACCTAAGATGGTTACCTGTCACTTGTGGAAGTATATTTCCATCATGGGGGTGCAGCAGTGTTGGTATCGTGGTCCTAATGGCTCCTCTGCCACATACTTTCCCACACCCCTAATACCCAAGTATGAGTACGGATCAGCTTTTAGACAATGCCCAAGAAGTTTTGAGTGTGTCTATCAATTTAAGAAACGTAGACCATCAGCTAAAGAAATACTGGATGGGTTAAAGGAGGATTTTGAATGACTATAGCAATGGAGAGAATGCTTGCCTGGAAGATACTTCCCAGAATTATGATGTTAGTTATGACATACATGTATATAGAAGTGTTATTCTGGTTTATGAATCTACCACCTGATGCCATGACTTCACAGGCCACAGCACTAACTGCAACTGTAACTGGCGCAATCACAGGAGCATTTTCCATATGGTTGTCACATGAAAAGTGATAGTTCTATACACAAAGAAGTAAACAGATTTATGTGGATTATTAAAGGACAACTAGCCCCAGATGGGTATAGTGACCAAGACTACATAGATGTACACGACAGCTACTTTAAGAGGCTCTGGGGCAACCATGAGAACTGTGTTCACGAAGAGGGCTTTGAAGAGGCATACAAGGAGAAATATGGATGATAGGAGCAATAATTAACAGTCTGTCAGGCTTGGCTACCAGCGTTATAGATGCTAAAACACAGGTCAAGCTAACCGAGGCAGAGATTAAAAAGAAGCAATTAACTGGGGAGATTGATTGGGACTTAGCAGCTATAAAAGCTACAGAGAACTCTTGGAAAGATGAATGGATTACACTTCTATTCTCGGTGCCACTTGTCCTTGCGTTCATGCCTTTTAATTGGGCAGAAGACTTAGTAGCTAATGGTTTTGCAGCCCTTGAAGCAATGCCTCAGTGGTATCAAATTTCCCTTGGTGGGATCGTTAGTGCCAGTATAGGTTTGCGGTCAATAAGTAAGTTCTTTGGTAATAAATAAAAACAAGTGTATATACACAAAGTAAAGCCCCTGCGTCCACTCAAGGATACAGGGGCTTTTTTTTTATGTTTTGTTGTGTTCTTCTACTAGGTGCCTAAAAAGAGCATACATAGGAACCTTCATCTTAAAATCTATTTCCTTCTGTAGACGGTCTACTTTACCAGTTAACCACAATATCAACAATGTCTGCACGACCAGCACTACAGACGATAGATCAGGTATTTCCATATTCCTCACATTCCTCTACCACCTCGATTAACCTAGCCCCATACCACTCAGCTTTCTTTAAGTCTTCTACTCCATTCTTATAACGCCACCTATGTAGGTACTTAGCTATATTCCCACGTAGGTATCCTATATACTCTTCCTTGCTTAAGAAGTCTTCTATGTAGTCGATACACTCTATGGCACCACCGTAGTGAGGTGGACTGTTTACCATATCTGTTACGTTACTTAATTCTTTCCACTTAGCCATTATTACCTCTTATAAGTTTAGCCTGTTCTCTTATTTGGTGTTGTTGTCTCTCTAATTCAAGATACTGTTTGTCTAAATCAGACAACTTTTCTGGCTTAGGATTAAGATCAACAACATCCCCCATTACAAATCTCCTTTAGCTCTCATGTTAAATGGTAAACCTACGCATTGACTTAAGAACCTTGCATCAGGTTCAGGCTTAGTTTCAAGTAAGTACTGCATATTAAGTTCCCTCATAGCTTGACACTTTTCTTCTGTAGTAAAGGTCATGTTAGGTGCTCGTACAGAAAAGGTTGCCTCCCCATCTTTAATTAACATAAGTACTACCATATATACATAGATCATCTTAGTTCTCCATTTAAGTATTATCCAATATCTACCATCTCACACACATCCCCAGTACATGCCATTGTCTGCACACCTGATGTGTTGTCTTCCTTCTCATAATCAGCTAGTTTATTCCAATCAATGTTGTTGGGCATCTGATCAAGTAGTATATGATAGTCCGTAGCTAAACACTCCTGATAAGGTGCCTGTTGATATGTATGTTCATTAAAAGGTAAGAACGACACACCTGACATTTCATCAAAATGCTTATACACAAAGGCACCCACTTCAAACCATTCATCTGCCTTTACGTTAATAGTTACACTAGGCTTATGCTCACACCAATGACGTTGATACATCAGCCACATTTCTAACTGCTCTAGTGCGGTCATGTCAGCAGTGTGAACAGCACCCATAGGAGACTGCATAGGAAAGCTAAACACTGTCGTAGCATCAGGCTTCATTACGTCAGGCTCATTAGGAATACCCTGATCAATCATAAACTGTGTCAGGGGGTCTTTGTTATCACCACGCACAGTACGGATATAATAGGGACTGTGACGAGCATGAATGCCAGAAG